GCGATATTTTAATAAATACCACTACTGATTACGATGCTAAGGTAAATATTGCTAGGGCTGACAATAATACAACTCTTGCCCTCGTCTGTACTGACGCTGATGCTAATGATGGCCCGATCTTAGATTTTATTCGTGACTCGGCTTCTCCCGCCACCACAGATGACATAGCGATAATCAACTTCAAAGCAGATGACAGCGATGGTAATAGAGACATATACGCACAAATTGCAGTATTTTCGCCGGGAGTTACCAGTGGTTCAGAACAAGGTCGAATAAAAATTAATACTAACGATGGATCAGCGGGGCTGCAAAATCGCGTTGATCTTACTACGGATGAGACTGTATTTAACCAAGATAGTCATAACCTCGACTTTCGCGTTGAGTCAAACGGCTATACGCACATGATTTTTGTTGATGGAGGTAATAATCATGTAGGAATTGGCACTGATACTCCGCTATCAGCTTTGCATGTTGCTACTGGTGCGTCTGGCGTATCCGCTGTTGGAACAACACTCGATGATTTGGTTCTTGAAAACTCTGGCGATGTTGGCTTCAGTATGCTCTCCCCTAACGACAGCCTTTGTAATATTGCGTTTGGTGATCCTGACGATAACAACGCAGGTATGATTCAATACAATCATAGCACAGATGTCATGGAGTTTACTGTCGGCGCTAGTGAAGCAATGCGTATTAGTAGCGGTGGGGTATTGCTTGTAAATACTACTACTACAACCGCCGATGACATGACTGCTAGAGCATGTCACATAGCCTCAAATGCAACCACCACTGGCCCCTCGCTGATTGTCGATGACTCTGATACTAGTGTTGAGTCTGGCTCGATCTGCATGGCTGTTATGTTTTCTAATGACAACGCATTTTCTGCTGCAAAATACATCAGTTTTCGAGATATAGGTGGCGAGCAAGGAAGTATAACGGGAGATGGCACAGGCAGTGTTGCTTACAACACATCTTCCGACATGCGCCTAAAAACCAACATTCAAGACACAGCATCTCAGTGGGACACTATTAAAGCCTTACAGGTAAGAGATTACGAATGGATTGGTAACGGCAATGAAGAAACTGGATTCATCGCGCAAGAGATACATGAGCAGATTCCACAGGTTGTTTATGTCGGTGGGGAAGAAGCTGCAAAAGAACCGTGGGCGGTAGATTACGGTAGAATTACCCCGCAACTTACTAAGGCTTTGCAAGAAGCTATGGCCCGAATCGAAACGCTGGAAACAGAACTAGCAAAACTGAAAGGAGGTAGCTAATGGCTGCGACATTCACATGGGACATCCCGCAGGTAGACCGACAAGTCTCTTCTGGATTGATTACCAACATTCACTGGCGGCTTTTGGCTGTCGAAACAATTAACGGTACTGAATACAAAGCAGACTGTTACGGCTCAAAAGGCGTGTCTGGTGATCCAAGTTCATCAGACTTTATTGCCTACGATAATGTGACCAAAGAAAACGCGATTGCGTGGGTCAAAGCTGCGCTGGACGCTGACGAAGATGAGGACTCAGCCGCCGACAAAGAAGCTGGCCTCCAAGGTCAGATCAATAAAAAAGCAACCCCAGTAGACGCATCAGGAGTACCTTGGTAATGGAAACAAAATACATACAACTTCACGATCTAGCTAACGTGCTAAACCTAATCGACGCAGCCGCCAAAAACGGCATGGTGTCGGGCGAAGCCATGAGCCACATGGGCGCAATGCGTGATCGCTTTATGGCTGAACTCAAAGAGCAAGCACCAGCACAAGATAATGTAACTACTCTTGATGATGAACCTATTGTATCGGGCCAACTTCAATAATAAGTGAAATTAAATATGGCTACTAAAACAGAAATGGATATAGCTTTAGAAGCCTTAGAGCGCATTGCAGAGCATGAAAAAGAGTGCGGAGAGCGTTGGGCTGAGTGTACTGTAGAGTTGCGACAGCTTCGCAAAGCTACAGACAACCATGCTGCACGTTGGGAGAAGCTTGCTTGGTTAGTTGTAACTGTTGTTATTACTACAGCAGCAACTGTTATTGTTTCACTTTTAGGATAAATATGAGTAATAAAAGAAAAAATAGGAACAATAAAAAAGTTTTAAAAGCACTTCGACAGAAGAGGGTTAATGGTGGGCGTTTAAATAGACGTAATGGTGGCCCTAGTGACGAAGATATTCAGCGTATGATAGCTGAACAAGCAGAACAAGCCCAACAACAACCTGCTCAACCTACAACAACTCAACCTTCAGGAGATGCTGGGGGTTCTGTTACAGTTGGCGTAGCTCCTACACAAAGTATAGTTCCCGGTGATAATCCACTAGAAAATAAAACGGGGAAACAGAGTGTCCCGCCAAGAGACACAGGCGATGTAGTCGTTACAAATCCTACTACAACAACTACGACAACCTCAACAACCTCTACAAATGATCCGAAGCCCACGCCTCCGAAAAGACCGGGAGGAATGGGTCAGTCAAGTAGAAGCTATAAAGAAAAAGTAAAGCAGTACGAGGCAGATCTTGAAGCTTGGAAGGCTAGACAAGCTACAACACAAGGAGCATCAGGGGGAACATCAGATACTGATGGTGGTACTGATGGAGCTAATACTGATACAGATGATGAAGATAACGAAGGTGGAGGAGACAATATGAGTACTGATGGGCCACCACAAGTAGAAATTACACCTCCAGATCTTTTTGAGATTGATGAAGTAGAAACAGAAGATGTAGATCTAGAGGGTACTGCACTGGGGGATGCAGAGAAGATACGCGCTCAAAAAGATGTAAAAGCTTCAACAGTTCGTAAAGCTCCTAAAGTTAAAGCACTAACTGCTAAAACAACTAAAGCAAAAGTACCTTCGGGCGCTGCAAGAAGAGCAGCAAAAGCTGATACTTACACTGCTGATAAAGCAAAAAACTTAGCAGCTACAAAAGCTGCACAAGGTGAAGTAAGTGTTGAGGCAGAAGCATTTGACGCAACCATGACTGCACCAGCAACAGCAGCCAGAAGAAGCGCTGCACAAGAAGCAAAAGCAAAAGCAGATGTAACAGATTTTGAAATATCTGACGGTGCTTATGTAGATAAAGTTACTGGTCAGACTACTGAGGTAGCTCCTACACGCGAAGCAGAAGCTAAACAACGTGAAGCTATCACAGGTAAACCAGCAGAAGATGGAAATGCTGCACAGATTATAGGCACTGTAGGTTATGAAGCTGCACAAAGACGTACAGTAAAAGGTGAAGCAGCTAAAGGTGCAGCAGCCTCTATGATTGCAGAGGTTGGCGACTTACCACCTACTATTACAGCAGCCATTGTAGAAGATCCTGCAACTGTAGAAGCACAGATTGACGATCAACCTGTAGAAGTACGTGCAGCTATTGCAGCATTGCCTACAGAGGCTCTTGTCTCATCTCAAATGGAAACATTACTAGGTGGTATGGAAGATGGCAAGACTCCTGCATGGGCCAGACCAGCAGTAGCAGCTATTGAAGCTAACTTAGCTCAGAGGGGCCTCTCAGCTTCCACAGTAGGCCGTGACGCACTGTTTAATGCAATCATACAGAGTGCGCTTCCAATGGCTCAGAGCAACGCACAGGCCTTACAGCAACGTGCCGCACAGAACCTAAGCAATGAGCAACAGGCTAATCTTGCACAGTCTACACAAGACATGCAGCGGCGTATGGCTAACTTGTCTAATAGGCAGACAGCGGCTTCACAGACTGCTGCAAATGCACAGCAGATGGCTACTCTTCAAAGTCAGTTTAGTCAACAGGCTGTACTTACTACTGCACAACAGCAGCAGCAGACACGTACTCAGAATCTTCAGAATCAACAGCAAGCTGCTGTATTAAACGCTCAAAATCAACAAGCTTCTAATGCTCAAAATTTAAGTAATTCTCAGCAAATAGAGCTTGCTAATCTTCAAATAGAAGATGCTACTCAGCGTGAAAATATGACTGCCCAGAATCAAGAGCGTCTTGCAGAGATGCAAGTAGCTGCTGATTTTCTTTCAAAGAATGCTGGCTTTAGACAACAGATGGAGCTTGCTAATCTAAGTAATGATCAACAGATGAGGCTTGCAAATCTTTCTGCTCTGAATCAGGCAGACGCACAGAATCTTAGTGCAGCCCAGCAGACTGAGTTAGCTAATCTTAATACTCGTATGCAGACGAATTTGTTACAGGGTAAGTTAGCTCAAGAGATGGGTATAGCTCAATTAAATGTAGATCAGCAACGTGCAGTACAGAATGCAGCTATGGTTGCTAACATAGATTTAACTAAGTTTAACGCTGCACAACAAGTAGAATTAACAAACAGTAAGTTTATGCAGTCTATGACAATGACAAACTTCAATGCTAGGCAACAGGCAGCGATGCAAAATGCTACTACACAGGCTGCTATGGATATGGCGAATGCTGATGCGCGTACTAAAGTATCTATTCAAAATGCTCAGAATTTTTTAGCTATGGACATGGCTAATCTTAACAATAGACAACAAGCCACAGTTCTTGATCAGCAGTTAAAGCAACAACGTATTCTTTCAGATCAATCTGCTACAAACGCTGCTAGACAGTTTAATGCTGCTTCAAAAAATCAAGCAGATCAATTTATGGCTAGTCTTGGCGCACAGATGTCTCAGTTTAATACTAGTCAATCAAACTCTATGAAGCAGTTTAATGTTTCAGAAAAGAATAAAGCTTCTGCTATAAATGCTAATAATCGACTAGAAGTTAATAAGGCTAACGCTGCTATTAGAAATCAAGTAAAGCAATTTAATGCGACAATAGACTTTCAACGTGATCAGTGGAATGCTGCCAACAGACAGGCCGTAGAGCAGTCTAATGTAGAGTGGCGCAGAAAGTCTAATACGATAAACAGCGCAGCTATCAATGCGGCTAATCAACAAAATGCACAGATGGCTTTTAATCTTAATTCAGCAGAGCAGTCTTTCTTGTGGCAGAACCTTAGAGATGAAGCTGCTTATATAAGGCAGGCGTATGAGAATGATCAGCAGCGTAAGGCTACACTATATGCTACGGCTCTTGCTAATGACTCTGCTGCTGAAAAAGGTGAAGGCACCACTTCGACACTTATGGGTCTAGCAGAATCGTTCTTTAAAAAATTATAGGAAATAGTATGGGATTTTTAAGAAAAGTATTTAAAAAAATTGGTAGGGGTATTAAAAAGGCTTTTAAAGCTTTTGGTAAATTCATGGGCAAGATTGGCATACTTGGTCAAGTAGCTATGATGTTTATTCTTCCGGGTATTGGTCAAGCTATTGGTGGTGCTATAAAAGGCTTTATAGGACAAACAGCAGCACAGGCTGGGGCACAAGCCGCAGGAACAGCAGCAGCAAGTGCGGCTTCAGCATCAGCAGCACAAGCAGGGGCAAGTGCAGCAGCACAGGCCGCAGCAGGTCAAGCAGCTTTTAAAACCGCAGCAGCCGCAGCGACTAAAGCAGGTATTCAAGGAACTGCTACTGGTTTATTTGCGGGAGGTACAGCTTCACAGGCCGCAGGGCATTTTCTTCAGTTTGCAGGAAAAGTCGCCTCTTCACCTTTCAAAGCCTTTCAGTCTGTTACAAATGCAGTAACCAGCACTATTGGTGAGTTTACTAAAACAGCCGCTAGTAAGCTTGGAATGAATGTGCAAACTGCTTCTAAAAATTTTTTTACTGGCCCAGACTCTGCTATTTCAAGAGTTGGTCAGTCTGTAAGAAGTCCTTTTAGTGCTACAGCTAGAGCAGAAATTGCAACACGTAAAGCTACTCAACTGCTAACCAAAGAGGGTGTTGATTCTCAGTTCTTAAAAGTTTCTGAAGCTGTGAATATGGAATTTCCAGAGGTAGCTAGAATTACTGACGAACAAATTTATAGATTCGGTACAGCAGATTTAAATGCTACCCCAGAAACTATGCGTCCTATTACTTCAGTAGAGCCTCAACCAGTTACAGATCTAACTGTACAAGCAGATACTAGTTTACTAACGCCTAAATCTACTGATCTACCTTTTACACCTGACACAAGTTTACAGCCAGACATTTCACAAGGCATGGATATTACTGAAGGATTTAGGGCGGCTAAACAGAAAGCTTTAAGTGTTTCTGGTCAAAAAACTTTTGATTTTCAAGGAAGTACTTATAATATAGGAACTGGTGAGCGCCTTGCTGCTGATCTTAAAAACGTAGGAACTGGTTTTATAGATTATACTTCTGAAGGAATAGCACAAAAGAAAGCGGCTCTTACAGATCCCGCCGCCGTACTTCAAGCAGGTGCGAGTGCTGCACAAAAGTTAGCAGCCGAACAAGAGTATTTAGATATGCAGTCTCAAATGCTTGCAAGTTCAGGTGAAGTGGTTAATCTGGGTATAATACAAAATCCAGAAGCAATGCTGGGTTCATCAGTGCCACAAGTAATGCAGTCACCTATTCAAGGCTTACAAGCCCCAGCAACTTACAACGCACCCTTATCTGCTTGGGGTCAGCAGTTTATGTTTGATCCCTTTAATCCACAAATGGCTAGAGGTATATCATAATGGATGATACTACACCAGAACTACAGGAACACTTTGCAAAGATGGAACGGCCTATTCCGGGTGAGTCATTAACGCTAGATCCTGATGTACAAGAGCCGTATACAGGCGCTACAGAGTTTACTGTTGCACAAGAGGCAATAGATTTTATATTTGATCAGATGACGGCAGAAGAAAATTATCTTCCTTTGATGGACAGTCTTATAGAAGGCACAACCATAATGGAGGCCACTCGCCTTATTCTTTTCTCAGGCTTCAATGAAGGCCAGTTTAATCCTGACTTGATGCTTCTTCTTGTTGAGCCTGTAGCCTATATGATCATGGGACTTGCAGAACGTGCAGGTATAGAGTATGTAGTACAGGAAGATGATGAAGAGGATATGTTTGGTGTAACTGTACAGCGTCCAGAGCTTTCACAGCCTTCAGAACTTTCTGATGAGACTCAAATGGCTATGGATCGTGTAGAGGCAGCAGAGCTTCCTGAACGTCCTACGGAGTCTTTAATGGCTCGACCACCTCCACAGGAAGCACCGCCACCTAGTTTAATGCAGAGGCAATAATATGGCTATTGAACAACTTGGGGAATCCCTATTATCTGAAAAACGTAAGCGTGATGAAGATCAAGCTAGAAAGCTTCGTAGGCGTGAGGAACGTAATGCGCTGTTAGGACTTGCAGGTGCTGTAGGTATTGGGCTGTATAGAAGTAATTTACAAAAGAAACAGCAAGCTTTTATGAACAGCGAAGGCGTTATGAACGCAAGGATTCAATATAACCATGCTGAAAGAATTGCTAAGGCTGCTGATGCAGAACGCCAAAAGTATATGGCTTCTGGGGGTATTGACAACTATTATTACAATAGTGCTTTTGATGATATTAAACAGGAATATTTAACTAAATACTCAGATGATCTAGATAGAGTTGCTTATATTAATGCGGGTAAAGAAGATGCTGTTATAGCTAGAGATGCCAGAGCAGTAGCAGTAGAAAGGTCTGCTGCACAGAAAGCAAGAGAAGACTTTGCTGATAGATTTAGGGCACAGGGTAGTTTTGAAGATGTACTAAAAATGACAAGCAAAAGACCTGATAGTGCTTTTAAAGGCTTTATAAATTTTTTAAACGGTACTTCCAATGAAGAGCTTGATCGTCGCAGTATTCAAGCTTTGAGAGAAAGTTCTCTTGGGCGTTTAGCTTTGCCTGCGTCACCTAACCAACAGTCTGAGGCTATAAGGCTTCAAGAGGCTTATGATCTTACAGGTAGTATTATTGAAGCTCAAGACTTAGCTGATTTAGGTCAGTTAGAAAGAGACACAAGAAAGGAAGTAACTTTTCAAGGTGGATTTAATGCAACTACAGGTAAGTATAACTACTCTAAGCAAATAAAACAGTTTGACAGAATAACGGGTGAAGAATTAAAAGCGGATCTTAAAAGAGTAGAATCTGCCGACATGGATGATCAAGAAGCTGTTGAAAAGATAGCTCTGAGGAATGCTAAAACATCTTTTAATCCTATTGATAAAATGACAGTTGTTTTTAATGATGCTGGGTCTAGAGAGTTTCAACGCAGACTTGGTGCTGCAAATATTAGTATGAATATAGACACATTAGATAAATACAATAAAGCTTTAGAAATTTTCTATGAGGTAGGCCAAGCTAAAACAGATTCTCAAAATAATCCTGTTGATTATATTACTGCGCCCTCTCAAGAATTTACAGCTATTCAAGAAGCAGTGCTAAAATCTCAAGCATATCAAGATAGGTTGGCGATTGCTAATGAGCTAATGTTCGGGGACGGGGCTACGGACGATGATAAGAGAAATGGAAGAACTCAATATTTCACAATAATGCAAGAGATAGCTGACTTAGGAAAACTTTAAATGGATGAGTTTGGTAAATCTATAGCTAAGTTTGGAGAGACATTAGTTGAAGCTCCTTTCAGCCTGTATGATGCTGCCCGATATGTAATGGACTCAAAGATCCGTACACTAGGAGGTGAAGGCTTAGAAGAACTTACAGAAGAAGATCTTGAAGAGCGTAGAAAATTAAAAGCAGGCATCTCTAAAGGTTTAACTGCGCCTATGTTAAGTGCCTTGGGAGTAAAAGAGGAGGATGCTTTTACAGAAGAAGGCGAGGTTCGTGAGGCTGAAACAATTCCCGGCGCTGTAGGCCAGCTTGCAGGAGAAATAGGTGCTTATGCAGTTCCATTTACAGGCATCACAAGAGGTGCTAGGGCTTTAGGTTTAGGAGAGAGAGTTGCTGCTCCTATCGCAGGCGCTGCAATTACTGAGCAGCTTTTAACAGACCCAACAGAAAATCTTTTTAATATTGTAGAAGATACTTTTCCTGAAGCATCAAAAAATACTTTTATTGAGTACATGGCTGCTGACGCAGACGATGATGAAATAACTAATAGAATGAAGATGGTTATTCAGGACGTAGGTTTGATACCTCTTATAGAGCGTGGTGTTTCTTTTGCAGCAACTTTAAAAAGAATGGGGCAGAGTAAAAAATACGATCAGTTGTCTGAAGAAGAGCAAACAGAAGTTCTCATGTCTTATCTGGGAGATGCCCGTAAGGAAGCAAAACGTGCCGATATAGAAGCCCGCAGAGAAGGCCGTGTTGGTGTTGAGCGTGAGGATCTTCCTGCTGCAAGAGAAGTAACAAGAGAGACTCAAGAAGGTATTGAACAGGTTGCAGGGCAAGGCAATGTTTTAAAAAGACTCGCAAGACGTTTCTTTACTTCTGAAGGATATATGACCCCACAGGCTTACAATGCTTTTAGAGACACACAATATTCTCAAAGACAAACCATAAGGGCTGCTGAAAACATTGGCAATAGGCTTAACATTGCCTTAAAGAAAATTACAGATGAAACGTCTTCTAAAGAAATGTCTGACCGTGTGCAGGAAGCTTTACAGGCTGACGCAAGTTTTATTTATGAGATGCCTGAACAAGAACGTGTAGAGTTTTTTAGAAGCCAATACAGGCTCTCAGAAGAAGTAGCTAATGAAGTTATAAATGCCCGTCAGTTGATGGATGGATTATCTAAAAAGATTGTAGGCAGTAAAGGGTTTAGTGCAGATGTAAAACAATCTATATCAGCTAATGTAGGTAACTACATGCGTAGGTCTTACAGGATGTTTGAAGACCCTGCCTTTAAGCCTTCAAGTGAAGTAAGAGAAAACGCTGTTCAATTTTTAGCAGATGACTTACTTGAAGCAACACCTGATATGGACATTGATGATGCTCTTTCTAAAGCAGAATCTCAGGTAGATAAGATACTTAGTAAAGCAGATGATGCAGAAGTAGTAGATTATTTATCACAGGTTCGTAGAGTAAGCACTTTTAAACAAAAGAAAGATATTCCAGAGCCAATAAGAGCTTTATTGGGCGAAGTTACTTCTCCATCTGAAAGTATTATTTTATCTGTTGCAAAGGCATCTAGAATTTATGAGGTAAATAACTTTTATAGACAGTTTAATGAACTAGGAAAAACTGGTGGCTATCTCACTGCAAGAGAAGGGGGCCGCAATACTGCTAAGATTTCAGGTACTAACTCAATATTAGATGGTAAATACACCACCCCTGAGATGCTGCAAGCATTAGAACGTAAAGAAGAAATGTTCTCTAGTGTTATGGAAGGTAATAATCCTTTAGCTGTATTACTTCAAAACTTTGCAACTGCTAAAGGTTTTTCACAACAAATGAAAACTGTGGGAAATCACGTAACGCACATAAGAAACTTTTTAGGTGGCGCACAGTTTAGTATTGCAAACGGTATGATGCCTTTTACAAGCAGCGGATTAAAGTCTGGACGTACTTTATTTAACAGTCTTTTAAACAAAGGAGATCAAGAGTTTGATGAGGCTTATGAAAAGTATTTGCGTTTAGGGGTAATAAACACTAACGTAAAAGTTAACGAGTTTAGGGCGCTTCTTGAGGCAGGCATGGAGCGTGAGCCTAGTTTTATTACAAAGCAACTAGAAAAAATTAAATATGTTGAGGGTGTTCCCGGTGTGCGTCAGGTTGATACGGGCGTTAAGGCTGTATTCAGGGGCGCTGAAAAAGCTTACATGGCTACTGACGATTTCTACAAACTTAATGCTTTTGGTAATGAGCTTGCTACTCTTAAAAAGGCTTTTCCTGACGTAGCAGAAGATGTTTTAGAAATAAAAGCTGCTCAAATTGTTCAAGATACAATACCTAACTACGATAAAGTACCCAAGGGTATTAAGGCGTTGAGGGATATGCCTGTGGGTAACTTCGTATCTTTTCCTGCTGAGATAGCTCGTACATCTATAAAGATTGTAAAACAGGCTTCAGAAGAAATTAACTCTGGTAATACTGTTTTAAGAAACAGAGGTCTTAGAAGACTATCAGGATTTACTGCTACTGCTATAGGTTTTAACGAAGCTTCAAAGGCCACTATGGACGCTCTTGGTTGGACAGAAGAAGAACAACGGGCGCACACAGACTTAGCTGAAGGAGCTTTTAACAAAGACTCTAATAAGCTTTGGCGTATGGATGAAGATGGTCAGCTTTACTTTGTTGACACACGCTTTTTAGATTCTTATGAGTTTATTAAGCGTCCTGTAATGATTGCTGTAGACAGAATAAATGAGGGCGCTTTACGTGGTGATGATTTAGATGATGCTTTATTTGAGGCCGCTAAAGATACTGCTGCGTCTTTGTTAGAACCTTTTGCTTCTCAAGAGATGATTACTGAAGCTATGCTGAATTCAGGAACAAAGCTTTACAGGGGTCAAATAGAAGTAGAAGATTTTGTTGGTGATGTACTAAATACTTTTGTACCGGGAAGCGTCACTTCTATTCAAAGATATGTAGAGGCTTTAAATGAAGAGCCTAACAGATATTCAGGTGAACCACGCAACGCTCAAAATGAATTAATTGCTAACTTAACTGGTGTTAGGTTTACTAAATACGATCCTGATTTAAATTTACAGTTTGCTGTTAGAGACTATAACAGAATAGAAGACTCTAACCGTAGTCAAAAGTTTCTTTATGACACAAATCCTGAAGAATATATTTCAGAGTACAGAGAGCAGCAGCAAAAAATATACGAGGGACAACAAGACTTATTTAAGATTACTAATGCCTATGTAACTCTTTATGGCAAGAAAGATGCTATGAAGATATTAAGAGAGAACGGTATTAGTAGATCTAAAGCTGCCAGTATAGTGTTGGGTCAATTTAAGGGTACTAACCCTAGAGATGAAGTTCTTACTGTAGAGTCTTTTAGAGCTTTTAAAAAGATTGACCCTGATACAGCACGTAAAAAGTCTTTGCAGTTCAGAGATTCTTTATCAAACGTACAGTCGGAACTAAACGGCTCATCGTTGTACACGCCTGATTACAAATTAGATCTTGATACAGATACTTATAGGGAAGGAAGGGCCAAAGGCGGTGAAGTACTTGACGTACCTAACGCCTCTAAAGAGCCTGACCAGCGCATCGACAAGATGACAGGTATGCCCTACGATCAACAGGCTGGTACAGCTTTTGTGGATGAGGAAGATCCTCTACGCAGGCTAGGCTTTACAGGCGGTGGAGAGGTAGATCCTTTACAGCGTCTTGGGTTTGTTGCAGGAAGTACTGTTATCGCGAAAGGTCTTCGTGAGTTGTTCACGCCTACCAAGACTGTGGGTAGTAAAGGCGATAAACGTGTCATACAAGACCCTGACAAGCCTGTAGTTATGACACAGACTGAGGAGCTTGAAGAAACTTTAGAACCTAGAATGACTAGGGCTATGGAGGCTGAAACAGCTTCTAGTGTTATGCCTGCTCCCGGTAAGTTCTTTGATCCTGAAAGTAGAGGATACAAAGGAGATAAGTTTGTTGAGGGTATGACGGGGGCTGGTATTGAGGTTGATCTTGAGTTTGGTAATTACATTGGCATGGCTGGGAAGCCTAAAGATATAAGTAATCAAACTGTGCAAAACTTGTTTGTTACTGCAAGAACAGCAGAAAAACTATCATCAGGAAGTAACAAGTCTGTTGCTAGGGTGAATGAATATGATGGTGAGAACTTAACTCTTGCACAAATGAAAGAAAACTATAAGAAAGCTACAGGCGTTAAGTCTCCTCAGACAGTGCGTACTAACCTTTTACAGCCTGAGAAGTTTAGAATCATAGAAGACGGTAAAGAAGGCAGATTAGACAACCCCATAGTTGCCGTAGAAGGTAGAGGCTCTGAACATTTTTATACTCTAGATACTCAGTTTGTAGGCCCTGTGCGTATGAACAGAATGACTAGAAAGGGTAAGGACGGTAAGGTTCCGCAGCCTAATTTAAGACCTGAGACAGTTGGGGATATTGTTCTTGGAGATATTATAGGAACAATAAAGGTAGGTAAAAAGACTCACCCGCTCTATGACTACATTGAAGTAGACGGTACGCCCTCACTACCTGAAGGCGTTACAAAGCGTGAGAAGTTTAATCAAGGTGGTTTTCACATGGGTTATGGTTCTCCCGAATATTCTAGTTTTGCGGAAGCCCAAGGCTATAAGTATGGCTCAAGCACTGCTGAAGATATAGATACGTTAGAGCGGCAAGTTAAGCAGAGATACTTTACAGACAGAGGCATACCTCTCACCAAGAGCGAAGTTAAGCAACAACTTAAAGAAGAAGTGTTATCTAGATCAGGATTACCTGTAACTTTATCTCAAAGAGATGCTCAAGATCTAATAAAAGAACGCATAGCTTCTGAGTTAAGTAGCCGCTTACCTGTAGATGTAGGTGTACAGGGAGATGATTATAGTTTATCTAAAACATTTAGAGGCGATGAAGGCTCTTTCTTGTCTCTGGGAGCCTCTACAAACTCTGGCGATCCGCAGTTTAATCTAAGTTTTAGAAAGAACTTTGAGAGTGGTGGTAAAGTTTTAGCAGCTTTAAAGAGGAAGAAAGGTGTATAAGTATTTCACAGAAGAAGAACTGGTATGCAGACACTGCAATGAAATTGGTATGGATGATGAGTTCATGCAGAAGGTAGATGCCTTGCGTGAGAAGCTTGGATTTAGCTTCCCTGTTAACTCTGCGTACCGTTGTGCTGATCACCCCATAGAGGCCCGTAAAGCCTCTCCCGGCGCACATGCATCAGGTAGGGCCATAGACATAGGGTTGCGTGGTGAAGCCGCTTACAAGCTCGTACAGGGCGCTCTAGAGGCAGGCTTTACTGGGATTGGTGTAAGTCAGAAAGGCCCTACAAGGTTTATACACCTCGATGACCTTGAATCCTCTAAAGGCCGTCCAAGACCACACATCTGGAGTTATTAATATGAGTATTGTAGCACAGCTAGTAGGGCCTGTAACGGGCTTGCTAGACAAGTTCATTGAAGACAAAGATCAAAAGGCTATGCTGGCCCACAAGATTGCAACGATGTCAGAAGAACATCATCAAGATCTTATGAAGGCTCAGATAGAGGTCAACAAAGTAGAGGCAGCTAGTTCTAATTTGTTTGTTGCTGGCTGGAGGCCCTTCATTGGCTGGACATGTGGGTTGGGAATGTTTGGAAACTTCATCACAATACCATTCTCTAACTTTGTACTCGCCCTAGTAGGCATGGATATTGTTATTCCTCTAGTTCCGCTAGAAACTATGATGCCTGTTCTCATGGGTATGCTAGGTTTAGGTGCAATGAGGAGCTTCGAGAAGACCAGAAAATGATCATAGAATCAGTTGCAGCCGCTTCTGCCATCTTGTCGAGTCTGAATGGGCTGATAAAGACAGCTAACGAGTCTGGGCAGGGTATCCAGCAACTTATGGGTACTATTAGTGACTTTGGAGAAGCTTTAACAAACTTTGAAGTAGATCGAAAGTCTAGTACGTTCAAGCCGCTTAGTCAGAGTGAAATCTTGAAGCTCACCCAGATTAAGAAAAGCTATGAGAGATACTGGAAGGACGTACACGATATATTATTAGTCGCAGATCCAGACACTTTGGAAGCGTTTAAAAAAGCCAAGGCAGAGCAAGAAGCTGCTAGGCAGCAACACCTACGGCTTATAGCGAAAAAGAAAAAAGAAAGAGATATACTTATGAACCAACTCGCAGTAGGTGGACTTGTGTTTTTAATTGGTAGTATAATAGCAGTTGTTGCAGTAGGTATTGTAATCAGAAATTTTGGAGGATGACATGGCAGCTAAAAAGAAGCCAGCAAAAAAGAAAGCAAAGTCTAGGGTTAACGAAGCAGGAAACTATACCAAGCCTGAAATGCGTAAGCGTCAGTTCAATCGTATCAAAGCTGGTAGCAAAGGCGGTAAGCCGGGACAGTGGAGTGCGCGTAAAGCCCAGATGTTAGCAAAGGCTTATAAAGATGCAGGCGGCGGCTACAAGTAATGGCTGATCCTAAGAAGGGTACAGGTAAAAAGCCTAAAGGTAGCGGTAGAAGACTGTACACTGATGAGAACCCTAAAGATACTGTTCGTATTAAGTACGCCACTGTACAAGACGCTAGAGACACTGCGCGTAAAGTAAAAGGTATCAATAAACCATACGCACGTAAGATACAAATCTTAACTGTAATGGAGCAGAGGGCTAAGGTTGCTGGTAAATCTAAACAAGCAGAGATTGCAAAGAAGGCAAAGGAGTCTCTGAGGAGGAAGCATGGCAAAACAAGTACAGCAAGAAAAACAAAGTAAAGAAGAACTTGCAGAGTGGATTAGACAACAACAGGATAAAAGGCATAACCAATAATGGCACTGAAAAAAAGTCAAAGAAGTCTTAAAGCTTGGACAAAACAAAAGTGGCGTACCAAGTCAGGTAAGAAGTCTAGTGAAACTGGAGAGCGTTATCTGCCTGAGAAGGCCATCAAGTCTTTGTCATCTAAGGAGTATGCGGCTACTACTAAAAAGAAACGTGAGGATACAGCTAAGGGTAAACAGTTTAGTAAACAACCCAAAAAGATTGCAAAGAAGACTCGACAATATAGGAAAAAGTCATGAGTAAGAAAGACCCACGTTTAGAACGCGCAGGTGTATCAGGCTTTAACAAACCCAAAAGGACTCCAAAGCATCCTACGAAGTCGCATATTGTTGTGGCAAAGGAAGGAGACAAAATAAAGACGATACGCTTTGGGCAGCAGGGAGCCAGTACAGCGGGGAAGCCTAAGCCCGGAGAGTCTGATCGAATGAAAAAGAAACGTGCCAGCTTCAAAGCAAGGCACCGTGCGAACATTAAGAAGGGTAAGATGAGTGCGGCATACTGGGCGAACCGTGTCAAATGGTAGGCCCTGTATCACCTATCTCAAACATGTTATTGAACAGCTACGTTGATACGCAGACACGCCATAACGTGGTTAGTGATACTACTGGGGGTACTAATAGAATTGATACTACTGTTTTCAGAACTGTGTACTATCAGTACGATCATGGGACAATAAGTGTACGCAATGTATCTTCATCATCCCAGACCGTAAACATTTCAGTTTAAAGCTTCTAGTTCTTTTTCTAAATGACTGTGTAGTGATCCTACTTTAGTATCTACTTCATTTAATATTTTTTTTACTAAGGGTATATCATCATCTTCAAATATAGTGCCTAGCTTTTCAACTGGCAGTTTACTATATTCACTCATAACCTGACCCTTAGAGTTTACAAATACTTTAAAGCTTATAATATTACCCTCCATTTTAGGCAACCTTACTAAAGGAAACTTTGCCAACGTCACCACGTAAGCCAGCCTTCATGTAGGTAGTTGCACGGCCTTCAAAGAAGTTTTGATGCTCCACACCTAACACATCGTCAAGCCAGTTCAACGGATTATTTTTAACCCCATAGTTAGGCTTCAGTCCTAGCTGTAACAGGCGACGGTCAGCAATATATCTGATGTATTGTTGCATCTCTTTCTTAGTTAGGCCGAGTATGTCACCCTGCTCAAACACCAAGTCCAAGAACCTATCTTCTAGGTCAACCATCTCTCGACATGCCTGATATATTTCTTTCTTAAAGTCATCAGTCCACAGGTCAATATTTTCCTGCATGAACTCCCTGAATAGCTTTGTCATTGCTTCTACGTGCATAGACTCATCGCGTATACTGTAAGTAATGATTTGTCCCATACCTTTCATCTTCCCAAAGCGAGGGAAGTTTAGCAATATGATAAAGCTGCTAAAGAGTTGCAAGCCCTCAGTAAATCCTGAATAGATAGCGAGGGCTTTAGCAATAGACTTCTTATCACCCCTAGCAACCTTTACAGCGTTAATATAGTCATGCTTGTCTGCCATAGCCTCATACTCTGCAAACGCCTTATATTCCACCTCTGGCATACCTACAGTGTCTAATAGTAGGCTGTAGGCGTGTTGATGTATGGACTCCATATTCGCAAATGCAGACATCATCATACGCGCTTCAGGCTTTTTGAAGATACGCATGTACCTGTCAACGTACCCAGCACCTACGTCTACATCAGACTGTGTAAACAGACGGAATATCTGAGTCAATAGGTTCTTTTCCTCATCAGTCATTGTCTGCCAATCTTTCACATCATTGTGCAGCGGCACATCCTCTGGGAACCAGTGCATCTGATTCTGTTGTGAGTAGTAGTCGAACATCCAAGGATGGTCAAACGGTTTGTAGTAGTCTCTAGTTCCTAGTAAGCTCATGCAACATCTCCCTCTTTAATAAAGACACCATGACTATTCATGTGTCCTTTACGATCTTTAATATCATTATACGCTACCTTTAGGCATTGTTCTAAGGTGGTGTCGTTCATAATTGCTAATGTGTTTAACACCACCAAACAGTCTCCGATGTCATCAGTAACATCACGCTGCTTGGCTATGTTATCTCCTAGCTCTCCTATTTCAGACACAAGCTTGGCAAACTGTGCAAGAGGTGTGCTGTTATTAACTATACCACGCTGCATAGCCCAAACGCTTATAAGGTGTATTAGTTCATCACTCATTCTACATTATGTCCCGCTGTAATAAGAACAGACTTAAATACTTCAACCATGTATATAATATCTTTTATATCTAAACTAGCCGTAGACTTGGCACTCATAAGGTCTTCTTTAGTCCAGCCAATAATAAGTACCTGCTCAAACTCATCTTTGCAAGTCTCTAAAACTTCGTTAGCCGTAGCTTCTTCAGGCATCAAACTAATTACCTTACCCATCAAAGTGTGTCTCCAACACAATAAGCTTGTCTTCAGCTTCAGCTATCTTACCTACAAGCTTGTCCATAGTCTCAATCAAGTTACCATGCTCACCCACAGCCACAGGATTATCTAGATAGTTCTGCACCTCTGCCTTGTATACGTCTATTTCAGCGTTGTACAGGCGTTTCATGGCGCTAATCTTTGGGTCTATCATTGTAGCCCTCCTCCAATAAGTCTTTGTACTTGTTTATGTACTGCTTGTAACTAAGCGGCGCTTCTTTCTGCTTGATCTTGTCATTCATGTAGCTCGACCACATCTGCATACAGTAGTGACTGAACTGCATTATCTTATCATCTTGCTCCCTGTAGTATGCCAGATATTCAGGCCAAGTTGAATACTTTTTAAGTTCCTGTATGTAGAACTGCGCTCTGTAAGCTGGGTGCTGCGTCATGCCAACCTACATTCACAAATATAAAGTGCGCCGTAGTAGCTGCACATTTTAAATTCATGTTTTTTACAGTGAACCTGATCAGGCCCCATGTTTTTCCACTTGCTAACGTCGCCTGACGTAGTGCTACACGCTGTAAACAACAGTAAAGATAATGCTAATAGTATTTTCATGCTTCTTTCTCCAAGTCCCACTGGCAAATATTTTTATTCTTGCCCCGGCGTTTAAATACAGAAAGTAGATTATAGTCTTCTTTCCACCTCATCAACCATGCTGAGTTGTTTTTCTCAGCATCTTTAAACGTAGCATAGGTCATAAAAAATGCAAACACTGTTAGAACATGACCCCATATTAAGGGTATGATCCCTGACCAGCCAGCTATTAGGCCACAGAAACTGGCAGACCATGCGATAGATAGTACGACCATTAAATACATCTGCATACTTACATCTCCAATGAACCTAAACGGATTGTATTTCAAATTCATAAAAGATTCCCATGTGTAATAGAACCACATCATTGCTGCTTTAAACTTCATATTAAAAATCCAAGTTTGTTATTAATTTCGTATAGTAGCCAAATCACAAAGCCTAGTCCTACAGCAAGTATAGTGTGATACCATATCCATCTTACTTTATATATTCTTAATTCTAATCTACGTTCATCTTCAGCCAGATCGTAGTAGTCTATAATGTCTTTAATTTTTTTTATTTTATCCTTCACAACTTAGACACTCCTCTTCTAAGTTAATTCTTGGGATTTTAATGTTAACATTCTCTGTATTTCTAGCCGCTGTAGTTCGCAGGTAATACATAGATTTGAGTTTGTTAGCTCCTGTCCAATGAACATGATTAACATATTCCAAATACTCATCATGTACCTCCTGTGGTGCAGTAGCTGGCGGTGGTTCAAAGAACAGGTTTACTGACTGCGCTTGGCAGACGTACTTCTGTCGCTGGTAGGCGTGTTCGATGATCCAAATCTGATTAAGTTCAGGCGCTGTTTTAAATACTTCCTTTTCTTCTTCCGTGAGTTCTTCCAAGTCTTTAACAGAGCCTTCAGCAGCAGAAATATCTTTCCACGTTTGTTCGTTGTTAATACCTTTCTTCTCAAGTAACTCCTCCAAATATTTATTTTTTACTTTGTATGATCCCGTAAGAGTTTTGTGCGTAAATACGTTAGCCCTTGTAGGCTCAATAGAAGGGCTTGTTCCACCACATATAATACTACTACTAGCATTAGGGGCAATAGCAAGCAGATGGGAATTACGACAGATACTACCAACCATGTCAGGAGCCTCCCCACGGTTTCTAGCCAAAATTTGGGAAGCAATTTGAGATCTTTCTTTGATGAGTTTAAAAGCTCTATTGTTGAAGCTGGCGGCGTACATTCCTTCAAAAGGGATTCCATTACGTTGAAGGTAACTGTGAAAACCCATCGCTCCAAGACCAATCGCCCGTTCTCTATATGCACTATAAGCGGCTTTCGCAAAGCCTGTTTTATCTTGTTTAACATCTTTACTAAACTCCTCGAAGGTATCATACCAATGCCACGCATGATCTCCATCTGTAGCGTTATCAATGAAGTGTTCTAATACATTATCAAGCATTGTAATTAGATCACTAATAAACACATCGTCTTCTTTCCACTCATCAAAATACTCTAGATTAACACTAGACAAGCAGCACACTGCTGTACGCTCTTCACTGGTAGGTAGCGTGATCTCAGAACATAAGTTACTCTGATGCACCTGTAGTCCCATGTCCCTCTGAGACTGCGGTAGAGCCTCGTTACAGCGGTCTAGGTTTACTATGTATGGTTCACCTGTCTCTGCTCTTGTGTATATTAGCTGCCACCATAAGTCTCTAGCATCTAAAGTTTTGATTGCTTGTTTAGATTTAGGATCTATCAGTCGCCATTGGTCATCGTTTCTTACAGCAGCAAGAAAGTCATCTGTTATTGTAATTCCGTTGTGTAGGTTAAGACACTTACGATTAAGATCACCGCCAGTAGTCTTCCGCATAGCGATGAACTCTTCAACTTCTGGGTGAGTAATGTCCATATAAGCAGCATAAGAGCCTCTCCTTGTTACGCCTTGGTTGAAGGCAAGCATCTGACTGTCAACTACGTGCATGAAAGGGATGCTACCAGTAGACTGACTACCGTTAGAAGTTGAAACGCCATTACTTCTAACATCACCCCAATATCCACCCAAGCCTCCACCTCCACTTGCCAGCCATATGTTCTCATCATAGTGATCAGAGAGGCCGCGCCTTGAATCAGGAACATAATTGAGAAAACAGCTAATAGGGAGGCCACGCGAGGTTCCCCCGTTACTAAGTATAGGAGTGCTAAAACCGAACCAGCCCTTGCTTGCGTAACCATAAAGTCGCTGTGCAAGATTGTAGTCAGTATATCCTTGATACGTTGCACCAAAGACGGACGCTCTTGCGAAGGCTTCTTGTGCATGTGTCTCATCTCCCCAAAAGTAGCGGTCTTTGAGTGTCTCTAAAGAAAAAGTATCAAGCAGTTCTTCTCTATCATAGTCAATCTGTATCCCTAAATAATCCTGCTTGCCAATCTTTAATGTCATCTAAGTCATCCTTTTCTTTTAGTTGAGACTGCCTGTAGCTACGTGTACGTGCTTTGTTTTGTTTCTTATCTTTAGCTTTGTTCTTTTTATGGAACCTTTCTATACGCTCTGCCTTTCTATCGTAGCTGCTCACTGGGGTGCCTCAACAAATAGTTCTTCAAACGATCTTCATACCATTCTGCTTTACACAAGTCTTCTATGGGCTTACCCTTATAGCGATAGCGCCAGCGGTACTTTAAAGAGTTTCCACGCAGATAACCTATGTATTCATCGTG